TTGCCCTTACTACCTTTCCAGTTATTAAAGCTGGATATTTACTATCTATGGCTGCTCCACTGCTAGGAGAAGTATCAACTTCAGTAATACGTATTAATATATAATCAGAACCCCAATTAGCAGCTGTGTATGTAGCACTATTCATTGGAACCTTAACAAGCTGACCTGGTAAGAAAAACTGCGGTGTAGTACCGCTAACCCCTACATCAACTTTATTGGTTGTTTGTCCATATATATTCTGTATGTTACCCTGGCTTTTATAATCACCAGCCATGTAGAGCTTTACTGTATCATCAGCTACTACAGGTGTCCCTCCATCATTAGATGCAGTTAATGTTGCATCACCAAATGAATCTGCTCCTGCACTTGTTATGAATCCCATAGCATATGCATATCGCTTGTGGAAGGAAGGTCTTTTCTCAGTAAACTTGAACTGAGGGTCGTCTGTCGGCTTTTTTGCTACCTTACTTACGAATCTAAAGAACGGATCTTGAGGGATTGCCAGTTCAGATACTCTACTACCAAAGTTATACCTTCTACGTATATCTCCAGTAGCTAGACTATTACTTGCACCTGGGCCTATCCCTGCATCATAATCTGCTACAGTTAGATTGGTGTTCGGGGTTATGACCGATAAAAAATCAGACATATCGAACTCCTTTTAATTAAGTTCAGGTAGCACTTATAATTTTAACTACCCAAACAGGTTATCTAAATCACCGTCAGTGCCCATTATAGTATCGAAAACAGCATTGTTTGGATCTATATCTTGAGCACGACTGTTTGCTCCGCTAGCGGTTGCAGGTATGTTCCTTACGTTCTTCATCTGGTTTAACATGTCAGTTTTAGTATGTTGTACTACATTGGCATTAGCTTGGTCTCTATTCAATAGATAGTCCACATCATCAAGAGTGAGGATATGTTTCTTAGCTCGTTCCTTAAAACTCTCGAACTGTTCATCATTCATTCCCTTTTTCTCTTGAAAGTCAGTTTCTACCTGTTGACGACTTCTTTCATTATGGATCTTCTGTGCATTCTGTTTCTCAGCCTGCAGTATCTGACCTACTCTTGCCTGTACAACTCTATCCACCTGAGCATTCATTAACTTTGCTGAATCAGACTTTGGATCTGTCATTGCTTCTTGTTGATCGAAGATGAAATCCTCATCTAATCCTATCTGTTCCTGTATGGTCTTTGATGGAGTACCTCCATTAACCAGATAATTACGAACATGTTCTACAAGTCCGCTATCCTTTTTCATTGTGTCGAGAATGGGTACGAAAGCCTCAACTTCCTTATACGCATCTCTCCACTTGACAGCTTCTCTGCTACTATCTTTGTAGCGTTTTTCCCAGTTGCTGCTGCCTTCCTGGGCTGCCACATTATCGGAGCCAACATATTGTGATTGGGTTACCTGTTCGGGGCCAATACTTTGTTGGGTTGCCTCAGTGTCATTATCGGCTATTACACCATTTACGTCTTTCTCCAAAGCTTCAAAGAAGCCTTCTGAGGAGCCAGCACCTGGTTGTTCCATTACTTCATCAACAACTTCTGCTGGGTTACCTTCTAGTTCAGACATATTTTACTCTCCTTCATTGAGTTATTTTATTGATTTGTTTTTGTTCTTTGCAAATCTTTTCGTGCAGACTGTATTTCAAGTCCTAATTCTTTCTTTCTGGTATCTACTTCATTGGTCATTACATTCCTTAAGAGCTTTTGTTTTCCTTCCGTATCTCTATAGCTTTCTTTAAGATCGCCCTTAACTTCTTCCTTCTTCTTAGTGATCTCCATTTCAGCCTGCATAACCTTGCCTTTAATACCAGCTTGTACAAGTTGTCTTTCAAGAGTTTCAATAGTGCCCTCCTTATCTTTCATAGCTTCTTGTAATCCTTGTAATTGACCCTGAAGTTGTGAATACATACTCTTTCTCTTAGCTATTTGTTCTTTATTTCTTACATCAGTTTCAGCAAGCACTGCTATATCATCTATAACTCCAAATTGTAAGAGTTCCTTTAATTCTGCTAAATAAGCCCATCTATTGACAGGAAGAGTAGATCCTGATACTACTTTCACATCAAATTTAGCTGATGAATAATCCATAGATTTACCTATAGCCTGACCCATATCATTATAGATAGGAATATTAATCTCTTGTTCTTTCTGCTCTTGTAAAGCAGATGGTTGAACTATCCTGAATCTCTTTTGAGCACTGTATACAGATTGAGATATCTGCATCACTACCTTACCTAGTTGTCTTAATGCAGGTTCAATAGCTTGTCCCATCCACTGCTTAATTCTTCTAGTCCCATATTCATCTAAAGCTAGCATTCCCCTGAATGTTTCATGTTGTTGCTGAGTATCTCCCTGCATGGAGGAGTATATACCAGCTAAATATTCCATATCAGCTTTACCTTGTTGTACTATAGAGAAGAAAGCATTAGATAGAGGTGCAGGCATAATAGGAGTAGGTTTCTCTGATCCAGGTCTTACTGCTAATAATGCACCTGGAGATGAGGAATATTTCTCCCATAGATCAGGATCAATACTACCCTCTTCATATAACCACCTTAATGATGATCCTAAAGATGCATTGTGTACCATTATCTGATGTGACTTATTTATCTCTTTCTGCTTTCCTACTAATGGAGCTACTGCAGATACTGGATATGGGGTACCAGTCCATTTATAATGAAATGGTACTATAGGATACTCAGTTACATTCTCTGGATATACCTGTTCATATAATTGGGTATCTCCTGCTATACAAGTTTGTTTAATTCTAGTCCCATAAAATTGTATAGCATCTACTACTGTTTGCTGAAACTTCTTATCTTTCATTAGTATCTTAAATTCTTTCTCTGATATAACTTTGTTCTCTATCTTAGAAGCCTCTGCCTGTAACTGGCTCATATACTCTTGTTCTGCAGCTTGTAATTGTTGCTGCATCATCTTTTGAGCTTTTTCTATTTCAAGTTTATATCTCTCAGGTATCATCTTACCAGCTTGTACTGCTTCTTGCATTTGTTTATCTTGTTCCATAAGCTTTACTTGCATTTCAGCAGCCATCTCTTTCATTCTCACCTGAACCTGTTGTTGTATAGCTTTTAATTGCTTAGGATCAGGAGGTATCCTATAAAATAGATTAATATAGGAAATCTTTATCTTCTCATATAATTCAAATAACTCTAATACTTCCTCATGCTCACCCTCAATAGTTATTCCATAATCCTCTGCATTGGGATCATCTTTAAGAAATAACTTATGATCACTATCTGACATTGATCTTTCAGTTAAACTATTATATCCATCTAAAGAAGAAGCCTTTACTATCTTTCTTTTATATTGAGGGAATAACTTGACTACATGACTCTTAGGTAATACTTTTCTTATCAAGACAAAAGAAGCATCCCTAAACATAATATCTCTTGACTTAGGATCTACAAATACATCAAATGGTTCTGGCTGTTGTATTGTTACTTCTCCCATTCCATTATCCATATCTGTATCTACATTTACAAGAAGATATCCTAAACCTTTACATATAGAATCATTAATAGCATTTGCATATAATGTAGACCCATCTGATAAGGACCATATATAGTCTGCAAGATCTGAAAAGACTGCTGCTACATCTGAATCACTACCCTCTACTCCAATAGCCTGCCACCGTGGGTTATTAGCTGTAGCATAGAAATTAAGCATCTCAACAACAGGAAGTATCCTATTGATAGTAAATGTAGGCATCCCCTGATCTTCAAGAGACTTTTTCTCTGAACTAGACAACTGTTCATCATGAGCAAATTCATATCCTTTCTGATTCACAAACTGCCACTGTTGCCTGGTCCAGTTATTAGAAAGATTATATAACTCTCTAATCTGGTCAGCTTTCTTTTTTCTAGCCATTATTCACCCATCTTGTTATCTTGTTCTTTAAAAGAATCTATAATTTTATCTTCTATATGATAATCATAAGCTTCTGGGGGAGGAAAAGATATACCAGCTTTATGAGATAAATATTTATCAAGTAATTTTAGCAATTTATCAGGAGTATCCTTTCTGTCTTTTGCATTAACAGCATATCCTCTTAATTCATCATATCTTTTATAAGCTAAAATAGGATTTATTTGATGAGAAAATCCTTCACTTTTATCTCTCTGCCATTCTAATCTATCTATGAGCCAGGCATATTTGGCATATTCTGGTTTAGTTCCCATCCCCATAAAATCTCGACTTATATAATCTCTAAGATTTTTTAAGTCAACATCCTTTTTCTCTAGAGCTTCTTTTAAAAGTATACTTTCAGCCATTATTTCCCTTCTTTATACTTATTCTTTGGGAAGTTGTAGTAGAAATTAGGCGTTTCACTTCCATGAACTTTATCTCCATTCTTTTTAGTATGTTTCTCCCTAACTGGGTGAGGTTTTTTATTATAGGGTCATGTATGTAAGGCATCTTTAGCCATATTAACTCCTTAAGCTACCACCCAATCCCTTGGTTTAGGTTTCTTCTTATACCAATTACCTTCTTTATCCTGACCTGCTGCCATTGGAGGGCTGGCAAACTTACAGGCATATGCTAATGCATCTATAGTATCATCGTGTGCCATTCTTGGTCCAAATGTTATTATTTCTCTATGCAGATCATAATGTTCCTTCTTAATATGAATCTGCCCTATACTAAATCTTTGTGCTAATATCTCTTGTATTCTATCTCTCTTACTCATTCTTGTACCTGGCAACTCTGCCTTATATCCTATTGAGAAGTCATTTCTCCTTCTCATCTCTGAGTTAATAGCTTGGAATATAGGTTTAGACATAGAAGTATCTTCAATTGTAAAAAGGCTGGGTTTGTAGCTTTTTGAGAATTGGAATATATAATCTACAATACCCAGCCTGTCTTCTCCTGGTATACCCAAAACTGGTAAAGACCGTTTTCTAATGTAATCAATCACGTATATATTATTATCAGGCGTAACAGCTACTGCAATTATAACTGAATAGTCTGAATCCCGTCTTGCAGAGTCAGTTGCAGGATCCACTCCTACATATACACTGCAAGGTTCATAACCTTGACCATTGGCATCAACGAAAGAAAGTCCAGTTTCAGTGTCAACATAAAACTTACCATCCCAAAACTTAATATGATCTCTTGTAAATATGGCATCTTCAGCACTTTGTACCTCCATCATGTATTCCTGGTAGAACTTCTGTGGAGTACCACTATCAGCATAGAACTTCTTCTTACGCTTCATCTCTTTATGACCAAACCATGAAGGCCATAGAGGAGTACCATCATCTTGTATTGCTTTATATGTTATCACATGCCAACTAAAGTCTTCATTTTGTTTAACAGCTTGCTCATAGCCGACAAGTATCTTTTGAATAAAAGAATCATAATGAACAGGAGTTCCATTAATTCTTAATCTCCCCGTCTTCGGCTCAAGAGCAGGAAATACAACTGCCGTAACAAGATTCGAGATCTTGGAGCGACTTTCTGGAGTAATAGTATTATTTTCATCTTCAAAATCATCCAATACAATGAGATCGTATCTTTTATGGAGCTTTGCCCCTCCTCTAATTCCTGATAGATTCGATTTAGAAATAAGTTTGCAGCCGTTTGTAAGTTCGATATCATCTTCAGTCCACTTCTTTCCTTTTAATTCACCAAAATAATATCTGACCTTATCGTTATATTCAAGATGATACTTAACATAATCAAGATTAGGGACAGAAATCTTACTGGAAGCTGCGACCCATCCATAAAATAGTGGCTCTTGAGTAAAGAGGAAATCATGAAGAATACCGCACTTAGTAAGAACAGTCTTCCCATGCCCACGTGGAAGTATAACTGCCAGCTGTCTAACGGACATGTCATTAATTGCATCTACTACCTCATAATGGAAAAAAGGGGTTTCACTTCTCATAAAATCATCTGGCAGAAACAACTTACCAAATGCTACTAAATCTTTGTGTGCTAATCTAAGGTCTTCCTCAGCTTTACTTACATCTTGAGTATTAATATTCACGCCTACTACCTGGTGGTAACTGTTGTCCTCCTACCTGTGGTTTTGGAACTATGGCAGGCTTTCCTTTTGGATGAGCACGCACAAGAAGATTTTCATATAAATCCTCCATCACATCTTTTATAAAATTAGGATCATACCTTCCTTCGGGACCTGCTTTTGGATTCCTAAGTATTTCATTAATACTATTAAAAAATTCATCACCCTTATTTATTGCATCTTTCAGTAACTTAGGATTTTCAAAGAATTCCTCAGGCAATGCCTCTAAAACTCTTCTTTCTTGAGTGGGGGCAAGTGCCATATATGCTCTATCTTTTGGATATCTTCCTATTCTCGAATTCATAGTATCTAATATATCTTTACCTGCTTTAGTTCTTTTAAGGATCTCTGCTGTTTTTCTAGATACCTCTTTTATACCTCCACCAATTGTTCCTGATATTCCCTCATATAACTGACCTTGAGTTAATCCTGGAATGACCTCTTCTGCCATTTTCTCTTTCTGATACTCTGCTGCCTTGTTATATAACTTACCAAGACCTTTCTTGGAAACATTCTCTTCCAGCCACCCCTTAAGACCAGTGCTTTCCTCTTCTCTGTTCCATAGATCAATTAATTTACCTTCTGTATCATTTGCCATCTTCTACATCCCCAAACTTCTTGTTGAGAAACTTAGTAAATTTCTTTTCATCCTTCCTAAACTCAATATAATTCCTAAATGTACCCATTAATAGATCTAAAGTGTGTATAGTTCCATTAATTGTCTTATTAATGTCCTTTATTTCACGTATAATGTCATGTTTGGACACAGTATTACTCTTCTTCATGTTATAAACTGCTACTTTCTGTTAGTTAAATGCAAAAACTTTCGTGTTAACTGTTAATAATCTCCCCATTAAAGGTATTTACTACCTTATTTACAAGTATATCTGCCTTTACATCTGTTAATGTCCTCTGTCTGTAGTGGTTACATCCTTTATCTACTATATGCATAGGTATCTTCTTTCTACTTCTAAACCAAGTACAGTATCCAGACTGCTGATCCCCACAATCCCAGCAGTTAGATTCCAATTTCATTACCTTCGAGTGTATTCCTGATCATATGCTGCATAAGCCAGTCTTCAAGAGTAGCAGAAGTATCTTTCTTGGTATCATACCATTCTCCATTATCCTTTATATATCTATTTGGATGTAGATCATCCTTAAACTTAGAAGGCCAATGATATTCTCCAGATTCTTCATCAAGTTCAGGATTAAATCCGTGCATATACGAAGATCTGTAGTCATAGTAATGCTTAGGGTCATCTGGATCTAAGCTTATACCTGTCTTCTTTGCCCAAAACTTATACCAAAACTGGAATTGGTCCTCATCTTCTGGAGATAACTGAGTCTTACCAAATTTTAAAGTTTGTGAATACTTGTCTAGATCTAATTCATCCACTTTCTATCTCCTTTGGTCTTTCTACTTTATCTAACTGTTCTTCTGAAAATCCCTGGAACTGTATCCCTGTAAGCTGGGTGACCTTTGCTGAGGATTTATCTTCCAGATCAAGTATATCAGACAGCTTAAATAAAGCCTTAAGCTTAGTATCATCCTTTTCTGATTCCTCTGCTGTAGATTTAATACCTTCAAGCACATATTCTTGTGTTATTCCAAGTTTTTCCAGTACTGGCTCTAACTCCTTCTTCATAGCTTTCCTTATTCTCTTAGTCTTAGTTAATTCTGCACTCTTAAAATTAGCATAACCTGGGTTATTGGTAGGGAAGGCCTTTATGTAAGCTTCTACAGGCTTCATGCCACCTACTAGATACTGAACAAATAACCTTTCATACTTATTTAAATTCTCTCTGGTCATGGTCTTAGGCTCTAATCCACTTAAAGTATATATATTCTCTCTCCTGGATGAGTCAATCTTAGACTTTAACAGGTAAGTACCAGTACATGTACCTATATATGAAACCTTCTTGTTTTTTCCTTTAGCTTTGGTCATATTACCTGATCTCAATACCTCCATATAACATCCGTCATCAGTCTCTATCCAATCACCTGTACTGACCTGATCCCTCTTATAATTTACTTTCCGCTTGACATCCGTGGGCAGCTCTTCACTGTCTTCATATACAGTGTGAAACATTCTATTTACCTTGTAATGCCTCATGCTGATGCTATGTCAGTAGATTCATATCTTAGTATATCCATTAACTCCTCCTGATCTATGACTTCCCTTAAGTCTTTACCACCAATACTATAGTGAGATCCTTCGTCTTCAACCTTCTCTTCTATCTCGTATACCTCTCCATTCATCTCACTGTATACTATTGTAAGTGTGTATATCTTCATAAAAGAATATAATAAAAATTGAGATCATTATATAAGACTTTTGAATTGACCGTAGTTATCCCCTGAGAAAAGGTTAAGTTTTAAAATTTGAATTTCCACAGGACCAGTTATGTACTCCCTTATCCTGCTTTATATCAAACTCTTTCGCTAATGTCGGAGAAAACACAAGATATCTATGGCGATAACTCTATAATCCAACGTCTGATCCCTTTGGCAGAACTATTACAAGTGTACCAACTGGATGATTCCTATAAGGACTAGCATTGCGAATATAATACCAAACTTTGAAAAATTATAGGATTTTAGTGTGTGGTCTTTAATATATGCATACCCCCTTACAAAGGGATTTTCACTATCGTGTTTACGTTATTTTTGGTTTAGGTTATTTTAGTTGTTTATTTATTATTTAACATAGGAGACAGTATGATACAAGCAGGTAGAGGGAACAGTAATTTCTTCTTAAGTGTCAAGAACCTAGGTGATACTATCCAAGGTGGTCTTAAGGATGCTATCATTAGCAATGGTAAGAATGCTCTAAGAATGATGCCTCCACAGGATTCAATCCAGTTGGCCATCGAAGTACAGGGTAAGCATGCAGTAAGTAATGATACCCAGGGTATACTTGATGAGAAGGCTGCTATAGAATCAGAACTCGCACAATATCGTGCAAACCATGAGGCTAACAAAGGTCTATCAGATTCTCAGTCTAAGCTTATCCAAGCTCAAGCCACTGAGATTGCAGATCTTAAAACTCAGGTTAATACACCTACATAATGGTCATGAGATAAGGAGAGCAGGTTAAACTGTTCTCCTTTGATCTTTAGTATATGTCGTGATCAAACAGTTACTTATCTGCATATTAGTAGTAATACTGTAGTTATACTGTTCTTATTGACAAGATTTGGAGGTTCAGGATGGACTTTACGTCCTAGATTACAGGTAACACCCACGTGTTGGGCATATGTAGTTATCTAAGTCATCGAAGCATTAACACTGTTCATCCTCTCCATTAATTTATATATAAACTTGTACCTAACCATGGTACTAAGAATTCCCTGATGTCTTGGGATAGTTAAGGCATACAATGATAATGAATAGAAGTAGCATTGTGGATGTGTACTTGGCCCATTTGATACATATCTAGAGTTAAGCGAAACTCTAAAAGCACATTGCGTTAGATTGCATGATGGGGATTGATGTTCCTCGTTAGACATTTAAGAACACTAACAGTTTAAGCTAAACTAGTTAAGTGTGATAATGTTGAATGATGTATGTTAATTGGCATAAGGGTTGCTCAATGCACTCCTTAACATCACTAAGTCATTGGCCCCTCTAGCAAGAGGCGATTATGGTTTTTAATGACAGGGCTTTATTTTTTAATCATTAACTTGGAGGTTCATAATGGATAATAACATGGGAATTGACACTAAATTAATAAAGATGGAAAGAGATTGGGAATTAGATAGAAGAAATAATATTCTTAAAGAGTATGATTTTTCTAATGATAAGCTTGCCCAAAGAGTTATTGAGCTTGAAGATTTAGTATTTACTCGTGAATCAGAGAAAGATATTTCAGGACAACAGTTAAGAGAAACTGTATCATTGAATACTCATCTAAGTCGTGAAATTACAAAGCGTGATAAGAAGATTAAAGAGTATCATAATAGATTGATCAAAGTTAGAGTAAGGTCATTCTTTAACAGGATATTTGCTAAACTTGGTTATACTCAGAAGGAGGATTAAATGTGGAAACAATTGGATAGAAGAAAGTTTAGTGTTGATAAGTTATTCAAGATGACACTCACATTTTATATGTGGGTAACTGGTGTGTGGACCATAGTTACATTGATATGGTTCTGGAAGAATGGATTCTATTTCTTCATGGCTAAGTAAATAAGAAAGTTTATTAGGGCTATCTGGAATGATAGTTAGCACTAAATGAATATAGGTAAGGACATTATTAGACTATGTTTGACAACCTCTTATACAATCTGTTAGGTCATTAGTCCTGAGCCTATGATTGTTATGCAAAGCACTGTAGCGGTGCAGGATGAAATGTCGTACCCTAAAGGTATATTTCTCCAAAGGTGATATCTTTTGCATAGGTTGTAGCCGAAAGGCATATCAGAACCCTTACTCACCAGGTGTCATAGCAGTATGATGTACTGGGTACCAGTAAAGAGAACACAAAGGAATGTACAACCGTTGTTAAATTCTCGGTATAAGCTCGTAAATCTTTGTCAAACGGGACGAGTTATATTCATGTTTATCAGCCATTCTTACCCAAGCGGGGAAGGATAGCCCTTTTACTAATTAAATTAAATAAGGAGGTTTAAATGCCTAAAAAAGTAAAGTCAACTAAAGCTGCTGCTAAAGTTATTACAGCAGAAACAAAGAAGAAGGAAGGAACAGGTACATATCAAGATGAAGTAAATGATAAGACTTTTAACCTTATAGATATTGTTTCAGAGAATGTTCAATTGTTAACTGAAAGAGTAGATATAATAAGTCAAAGAATAGATGTTGCTAATCAAAGACTTGATAAAATAGCTAATAGAATTGGTATAGTATGAGTAATGTAGTATTAACTAGGAAAGACTTCAGAGCTTATGCAGAAGTGCGAAAGAGTGGACTGTATAATATGTTTGATACAAGAGCTAGAGAGATGACACATCTTTCAAAAGAGCAATGGGTAGAGATTATGAAACAATATACAGCTTTAGAGAATAAATATAAGGAGAATAAAGAATGAAGTATCAACAAGGAGATGTATTATTTATCAAGTCAAATAGAGAAGTTGAACATGATAATAATAGAGACAGTTCAAGTATCAGACTTGGTCAGTATACAAAAGCAAGTAAGAATGATGATCCTGTAGATGGTAAGACAACTGTAGCATTAGGTGAAGGTACAGGTCATAGTCATACATTTTATAAAAGTGATAATCCTGATGTAGTTGTAAATACATATGGTTCTCTTGCTGGTGTAATTGGATTAGGAGATGTTCCTATGTATGTAGAGGTAAAAGCAAAGCCTGAGAAATTTGCTATCATTAAGCATGAAGAACATAAACCTCTTAGCTTGCCACCTGGTATGTATAGAACTAGGATAGTAAAGGAGTTTGATCATCTTTCACAAAGAACAAGAAATGTGGTAGACTGATGGCTATGAATTTGTGTTACAATGAATCAAATGCTAGTATAGTAGAGGATTTACTACACTTTGGTAAGATTGGAGATTGTAAAGTTCTCTATGGTGTTTATCAGAATCACACATCATACTATGGATTTATGTTTGTTAAGTCTACTAAAAGCTTAGTAAAGATATATTCTATTTATAGAGGATTTATACATAATGATAGTTTTAATAATAGTATAGCTGAGTTTAGAAAGAGTAGTAAAGATAATGGTGGAGGAGTGATCAAATGGATGCCAGCATTTACTTATACTCACAGGTTACCAAGGAATAGACATAATGGTGGCACTGATTACACTTTTAGAGCATTTATATCTTTAGGTATAGTTATGCATATGGGTATTAAATGGATGAGAGGTGCTGAAATATGGGAATTCCAAGACACAGAAATAGCATCTATTAGAGAGAAAGGCTTTTCATTTGGACTTAACGGGAAACTGATTAGTCGAGTTCCTAAACAGTGTAAAAACTTATTTGAAGCTGCTAAAGAAGATCAAAGACAGGCGAAGAATAGGAATGCTAGAGCTAATTATGCTAATACAAGTACTGTAGCAAAGGTTAGAAATGCTAGAGTAACTGGTGACTATAGTAAATTAGTACCACAAGATGTGTTTAAGCTTAAAAATGTGACTACAAGAACAGAATTACTTGAACACTATGGACAAGATAAAGTTCTTGATAGTATAGATCATGATGTTATCCATAAAGATGAAATTGATGGAAGAAAGTATGAGTTATTAAGATTTTCTTTGCCTTTTCAGAGATTTGGACAAGATGATCCAGCATTAGCTACATATCTTAAGATGATCAATCCCTCTACAGGTGAGACATGTATTGAAGGTGTCCCTAATAATGTAGAAGGTTCTCCATGGTCTACTGCTATTGATATGAATTGTGTCAAAGATGCATTAAAGTGGAGAGATGGTGATGTTAAGTCTTATGATGTACCTCAAGTTTTAACATAGGATAGATGGAAAAAAGTTAAGGGCTCAGACGTTTTGGGCCCTTTTCCTCTTTGTTATAAATTCAATTAGTGTTAAATTTAGGGGATGGATGATGAGCGTATTAACAACATTGTAGCTTCAATTTATATGAAGCTATATTTGGAGTATAGAGTTGCTGGGATAGGGAATTATACTAAAAAAGGAAGACTTGTTACGCAAGAAATCCTTGATATGTTCCAAAAAAGATTACAAAGTTATTTAATTAAAATAAAGGAGAAGTAAATGAAGAGAATACTTCTGTTTGACACCGAAGATGGGTCAAAAACTCTCGGTGGAGAGAGTAGTGTCCAGAAATTGTTTGGATGTCCACCACTTAAACCTGATTCATGGCAATCTTTTAGAGATACTTTAGCTTCCATATATGTGGATAAAAAGGTTGAAGTAGAAAAGAAGATTACACCTGACTTAGTAGTAAAAGAAATTCAAAGCAAAACCGTTCTAAAGAATGGTACTCAGATGGATGGGATTATAGTAGACTCATTTTCTGAATTGTCTAAGAAATTTCAAAGATCACTTACTGGTGCTGATGATAAGATGAAGTTACAGCAATGGGGAGTTTTGAAAGCAGGATTAGATAAATGTCTTGAGTTTATTATGAAGATACCTGGTGTTGTTGTTGCTACATGTCATACTAAGATACAGATCATGGATGATGGTAGTAATGAAGAGATTCCATATATTGATGGATCAACCAAAGATGATATATCTAAGTGGTTTGATTTTGTGTTCTATACTTTTACTAAGAAAGTTAAGGGTAAGGAACAGTATATGTGGAGAACCAGACACAGTGCAAGGTATGCTAATGCTAAAGACAGAACAAATCTATTGGATGATGAGATTCCTCAGGATTTTCAATTAGTATTAGAAGCTGCAAGGAAAAGAGAATTTGATAATTGTCGTATTCTTATTCTTGGTAAGGCTGGTACTGGTAAAACACAAAGTTTGTCTACTTTAATTAATAAGGAGAAGTAAATGGCAATAAGAACAATGACAACTGGATCTGGAACTGGTGCTGATTTCAGTATTGGATGGAAAGATTTAGTTATTAAGAAGGCTGAGTATGGTGACTACAATGGTAAGAGATATCTAGATGTATGGTTTGAAGACTATCCAGATAACTTTAATTGTAGAGTATATGAAGCTGTTAATAGAAAGACCAAGGAAGAATTTCGTATATCTAATTGGTTTAGGTTCTCACAGTCTGGTATTCAAGAAGTACTTGATGATGGTACTGGTAAGCCTATAATTACATATGATGATGATGCTTCTTTGTTAGCAGGAATGCCTATAAATGTATATCTCTATAAAGAAGATGAGTATTCAAGAATATGGCGTGAACCAGCTCCAACAGCTGGAGAAGGAGAACATCTAACATTTACAGAAAAAGATGTTGCATATTGGAAGAGATCTGCTGAAGGTGGATTAAAGAGGTGGAATGATCAGAATGGTACAGTCACACAATCTAGTGAAGGGAATGCTTCTGCACCTCCTTTCTAGATAATACTTGGGGAGGGACTGCCACCATCCACATACACTGAACCTCTATCCTAGGTAGTCCCTCTTCTATATAACCGAGAAGAGGATAAATGAATAAAGTAAAGATGATATACAAAGAATTCGCATTATCCTTATCTAACAGACATCACTTCTTTCCAGTAAGTAAAATATCTTCATTCTATGGTATAAACTCAGACACATTCATGTCTTTGTGGGATTATGATGAAGATGTAATTGAGTATGTTAAATCAAATAAAACATTATCAGGCTATAGAGGTAAACTTTATATGCCTGATGAGTTTATCCTTGATGTTGATGGAGCCAATATAGATCAGGCTAAACAGTTAACTCATGGATTAATAGATTTACTTAACATACCAATGCAAGTTTACTTCTCAGGAGAAAAGGGATTTCATATACATATATCAGGTACGGCTTTCAAGTGGGAGCCATGCAAAGACCTGAATCTAAGAGTAAAACATACACTTAAGAATTATGGTATATATGATTTCGCAGATCCTCTTGTTATAGATAAAGTAAGATTGATACGAATTCCTAACACAAAGAAGCTTTCCTCAGGCTATTGGAAAGTTCCAATAAAGATATCAGAAATAAATGATGTCAATATTGAATGGCTGCACACTAATGCAGTTAAGCCAAAGGATGACTTTGATTATCAAGAACTGGAAACCAATCCAATATTTGATGTATCGAAGAGTTTACCAAAGAGTAATGTAGCTGTAAAAGAACATGGTACAGCTCCCTTATCTAATGATTACATATGTATTCAAAGATTAATGGAGAATACTCCCTATGGATTTAGGCATAAGGCATCATTAACTCTTGGTTCACACTTAAGACAAAGGTATCCTGAAAGTGCGGTAAGAGCATTCATGGAACATTGGAGATCTAGTGTCTTAGATACCAGTGAATATCCATTTAATATAGAAGAGATGGAGACAATACTTCATTCTGTATACAATGCTAACAAAGGAGAAGGATATCATTTTGGATGTTTCTCTGAGGTTAAAGATAGAATGTGTTCACCTGATTGTAAGTTATATCAATCTAAGAAGCATATGTCTGAATCCAGTATAAGTGATCTGGAAGAAGAGCTAATCAAATTCTATGCTAGTGATAAGGATCCTATAAATGTAGGTGAATTATATGGACAGCATTTCCCTATATACCCAGGAGAAACAGTGCTATTAACTGCACCTCCTGAGTCAATGAAATCAATGTTATTACTAAATTGGTTACATGATTTAGAGAAGAAGTCTTACTTCATGGAATTTGAAATGTCCTCAAGACAAGTAGGGCAAAGGATGTCTATGATACACAATAATTGGAATGAAGAACAGATGAAAGGTCATTACAAAGCTGGTAAGAATGGAATGCCTTCTATGGAACACATTAAGTTTGATTATCATAGCTGTTATCCTTGGGAAATAAAGAAAAGGTTAGAAGCAATACAGTTTGAACCTGAAGTAATCTATATTGATCATTGTGGTTTAATGAAATCTAGATTCAGAGATGAGATATCTAAAGATAAAGATATATCTGAAGGTATAATGAATCTTGCTAATGAAATTAATTGTGTTGTCATTGGTGTTTGGGAACTATCAAAGAATGCCTTTCAAAATGGTATTGATATAGCTTCACCAGCAGGTTCTTTTAGAGTATCATACAATGCTAATAAGATTCTTGCTTTAAAGCCTATTAGACCTAATGATAGTGGAAAGATAGAATATCTTGAGCTTAGTACAATCAAAAACAGAGAACAGGAGAGAATGAATGTCAGATTAGAAGTAGATAAAAGGAGAACAGGACGAATAGTATGAAGAGAAAAATGAGTGAGATAACAACAGACATAATGTCAATGCAGATGGGACTTACATTTAATGAAGACGAATTTGATGTACAGCTTAACGAGTTATTTGCTGAGTTGTATGACAAAGAAGATGGTATCTATTGGCTATATAAAGATAATGATAAAAAGATAGAGTTAGTCAAGGAACATATGGATAAATGTAAGAGAATCATGAACATGATTAAGAATGGCCAAGAAAGTATTAAAGGTATGGTCATGGCAAGACATGAATCTGTAGGTACACTACCTAAAAATTCTGTATTTAATCCAGTTAGTATAAGGAATTCTAATGGTGCAGTAGATGCATATGATGAAGACGTAATACCAGAAGAATACTTTATTACTGTTGAAACTAAGAGATTAGATAAGAAAAGAATGGTAGAGGAAATGAAAGCAGGTATAAAAATACCTGGAGCAAGGCTGGTAAAGAAGCCTTTCGTAAACGGTTTAAAATAAAGGAGAATAGAATGGTAAAATCCACAATTAATTTCGATGATTTTAGCCTTATAAAAGCTAACAGACCAGTTGACTGGAATAAGATTACTAGAATGAGAAAGGAAATTAGAAGAAAGAATCTTACTAAAGAGTACCCTATTTGTGTAAATAGTAAAACTGCTAGTAAGAGAAGGTATGGACTAGATGGTACTAACATGGGTGTTATTGATGGTCAACATAGGTATATATCTTGTAAGTTAGAAAAGGTACCAATGTATTACCAAGTAGTAGATACTTTAACACTTAGTGATATACCAAGAGCAGCAGCGGTCCAAAGTAGTTGGAAAATGACTGATTTCATTCACTATTATGCTACATTAGGTGTGCGGTCGTATTTGTTATTTAAAAGTTATATGGAAAGAAATAACTTTGCTCCATCATCTACATTAACAATATTATGTGGTGATAGAGGAGGACATGTTCTTACTAAACTAAAGAATGGCGAATTAGAAATCACAAGAAACTGGACTGTAGCAAATGCTTTTGCTGATGCAATAACAGAACTTGGTGAGTATATTGCATTCAACAAGCAAGCTAGATTTTTAGAAGCATATATGATATGTTTTGCAAATCCAGAGTTTAGTCACAATAGAATGATCACAAAACTTGAGTATTTGTCATCTAAAATGAATAGAGAGCCTGATACTTGGAGTCACTTGGAACAGCTTGAGAATATCTATAATTACAATACAAAGAAGAAGATCAAGCTTAACACAGTTAAACGTGTAACATTCTGATGAGTAAACTAACATTACACTGTGGAGCTGAATTGGTAGAGTTAGAATCTCTTAAGTATATCCAACTTCCTGAAGAAACAAGAACATATAAGCCTGTACCTCATTATGATTTAGTAATGAATACAATGAACTCAGGTGATATCTTCTTGAAACCACAAGGATATGAACTGGAAAGTACTAACTTTGGTTTAGGAAGAAAAGGTAATCATATGTTCTTCACATTAAACTATGGAAGAGAAGGTGCTAAGAACGGATTAACTATTGGTGGTAGAAATAGTTACGATAAGAGTACATCTATAGGACTTGCAGCTGGTATGCATGTCTTTGTGTGTGATAATCTTATGTTCTCAGGTGATCAGGTTACATACCTTCGTAAACACACAGGTAACGTCATGGATGACATGGAAATCATGCTAATGAGGATCATGAAGTCTGCTGATAATGAATGGAAGCGTATGACAGAAGTATCTTCTACATTAAAGACAGAGTTATTGAGTGATACTGAAGCTTACAGATGGATGGGGTTATTGTATGGTAAAGGTGTACTAACTCCAAGACAGCTTCCTATCGTTAAAGATAGATGGAAGAAACCAAATCATGAAGAGTTTGCGAGTAAGAATATGTGGTCTTTCTATAATGCTTGTACAGAAGCGTTAAAGACATCACCACCTAATCAGATACTTAACAGACACATCAAACTTCATCAACAACTGGTATTAGCTTAAGGGATTAGGACAGAATAAATATTGAACTATGTAGAGGGAGATGCGTGAAGCATAGTAGTGGTAGGCAGTGGTGGAAGGGCTGAAATATCCTTTCGTGTACACATAGTTCATATTTATCTGTATTAATATTATATTATGATTACATTAACAGTAAAACTAACTGAAGAAGAGATTCATGAAATAAGAGATGCCCTAACAGGATATCTTAGAGAAGATTTTGAAGGCTTTGTCAAGATGATTGATGATGCAAAATTAAAAGAACAGGATAAACTTCATGGTGAATCCTGTAAAAACTGCGATGTATAGGAGGTTATATGCTACAAGTGACTAAAGTTAAAAAGATCTTTCATGACAAGAATGTACAAGTATCTACTAAAGCTTTAAACATGATTAGAGTAGACTTTAACAGGTATCTTGAGAAAATGGCTGAAAGATGTAAGGAAGGTAATGTTAAGAGATTAACACCTGAAACATATCATATAGCCTTAGGTAATTACGATAAGTATATTTAGGGTGCTTCAAGGTGTAAATCCTGACGAGGTGATAGAGCTTAATGAGACAGAATTCTACTAGCAGAGCCTAGTCTCACCCTATAACGGATAAATTTAGGGCAGTATAACAACTTGAACATAATGGACTATGTGAGTGTTACTCGGTTGGCGAACTGAAGATGCTGCCCTAATAATTTAGGAGATTTAAATGGGTTATATTAATGAAAATGACTGGAATAATCATATAGATTGGGAATTTCCATATAAAGGACATACCTTATCAAATCCTCAATACAAAAAAGATAAAGCTGAAACATTTGATGAGAATGGCAATGGATGGTGGTGGAATGATGGAAAAGGATGGACTATGTACTGGGAATCTTCAATGGAATATCATAGAAGAAAAAGAAAAGAAAGAGGATTAGAATGAGATATAAAGTTAAAAAACTATTTAATGGATTTGCTTCAATAAGAGACTACATAATAAAAAAATGTGTAGACTCAGAAAATGATCTTATTATAGAGTTTGAAGATAAAAAAATGACAGTACCACTGTCTAAACTGGACAATCCATTTCAGCTTCATGAAAGAGAGTTTGTATCAAAGTACGATGGATCAAAATATAAGTTGTATGACTTTAAATTTATTCCTAGTGATGATAAACAAGAGGAGATGAAATTATGAATTTACAAGAACTTAGATGGAAACTATGTGAATGCTGTAATAATGGTACATGGTATGAATGGGACGGTCCAGGTCCAAGTGATGGACATGCTGAACAGTGTTCGTGTTGGAAAGAATCATGGTATAGTCTTTTTAAAGGATATATTATGGTTAGAATAAAAATATTAAAGAAGAAGCTTATATGGAGGAATACAAATGTCAATGAACATACATTTCGATGATGACTATACTGAGACTACATACTATTATGGTGTCGTAGATGATAAGTATAAATTTACTGTAAATGTAGATTATAATTCAGCTTTAGGTACATATGTTGTCGAAGAAATCATATGGCCCGAAGAAGAGCCTCCCAAAAGAGATAAAGCTGTAAAGAGAATCATGGATGTAGTATACAGTTGGCATCCTAAAGGTGGTGATATGTATGCTAAAGACTATTAAGGAGAATAGAATGGCAAGAGAATGGAATAAACAAACAGATCCTAATTTACTATTGATTGATATCATGGATCAAATATCTACCTATTTCAATAGTAGTAATAAGAAAACAAAGAGTATTGCTACAAAGAAGAAGCGTAAGATAAAACCTGCTACAAATCCTGTTCTACATAAAGATAAGTTTGCCAAATGCAAGTATTGTGGTGGTGATGAATTCTTTTGGGGAGAGACTGAGTGGGGATGGAGATTGTTTGACAAAGATAACGAACAACATATGTGTAAAGATCAAACTGAGTCGAAGAATGGACAACTTACTACAGGGTAATGTATTAGATAGAATCAAAGACATCCCTGGCAAGAGTATTCAATGTGTGGTTACCAGCCCTCCTTACTGGGGGCTGCGTAACTATGGTGAAGAAGAACAGTTAGGTTTAGAAAGTACACCTGAAGAGTATGTACATCATATGGTACAGGTATTTAGAGGTGTAAGAGATGCAATGAAAGATGATGGTACGCTTTGGCTTAACATTGGTGACAGTTATGCTAGCAGTGGACAGTTCGGTAAACCAGGTGAACAGGATATAGGTCCAAAAGGTCTATCACATGGCAGAGCTCCTACTCCTCCAGGTCTAAAAGTCAAGGATTTGGTAGGAATCCCATGGAGGCTCGCATTTGCCCTACAGAGGGACGATTGGTTCTTAAGGCAA